ACGCCAGCCTGCGATGATGCGTAGTGGGACGCCAGGGACAAAGACCTGCGTCATCGGGGCGGTGTAACTGCGGGTGTCGGTGCCATCGTCGAACTCCAGCACGAACTCCCCCGCGCCGACGTCGTAGTAGACCATCGGCTTGAACGCTGGCCCTGTCGGGTCCATGGCACGGAAGAGCACGGGGTTGTTGGCAGGCCCGACGTCAGGGGCGAAGTCAGGCGTCCATTCGACACCAATCCAGGCGTCCTGATTCACCTGAGGCCCCAGTCCGAGGGTCCACCGGTAATAGGACTCACTCAGGCCGGTAGAGGTGTCGGAACGTCCACGCCCGATGCGCCACTCGGTGTTCTCGTCCTCATCGGGGTTGACCGTGATCGGGGAGAGCTTGCGCACGCCGACGGTATCGTCACTGGAGTAGTAGAGGTTCAGGTGCTGACCGGAGTAGACCGGGTCGATGTAGACCTTGTCGATGGTCTTTGGTGTACCGTCGTCGGCGCGGACGTCGAGATAGAGCGATGCCACCGCAGCCGGATCAGGCATCGGTGCGCTCTTCCAGAAGGTGCTCGGGTTGTCGTCGATTGCCTTGAGGGCGTCCCAGTCCTTGATGTACTTAGTGATGATGTTGCCGAGGACGTCCTGCTCTTCCTCGAAGTACTGACTTCCCTGGCTGCGATCGTAGACATTACGTCGAATCAGGCAGTTACGCAACCCAATCGGGTAGGCAACACTCTCCAGGGTGGGGTCGTTGGTGCGGGTGACTCGGAACTGCAGCTTCTTGGCCACGATCGGGTAGACCTTGGTGGAGTACTTGAAGTAGCTCTTGACGTCGGAGCGACTCACATTGACACTCAGCGGGATTCGCTGCATGTCGAGGACTTGCCGCCAGTTGTTGGAACGGTCCTGATACCACACCTCGGCCACGCACGGCATGCGCAGGATCTCCATAGTGATCTCGGAGACCGACAGTGGCAGCTTGAACATCGTGGTGATGACTTCGGTGCCGCCGTCAGCGAAAGAGCGTGGCTGGCTGAACCATTCGCGGGTAGCCGGGTCGATCGACTGGCTCGGGTTGTTGGGGTCACGTCTGCCGAAGATCAATCCCAGGATGAATTCGACCAGCCTCAACGGGAAGTTGAAGTCGAAGTAGAACTTGGTCTCGTCAGCCACTTTGGCTTTAGCTCCTTACGAAAGCGGTGGGATCCCGCAACTCGGCGGTGGTCTGGCGCGGCTTGCGCGATGTCCAACTACTGGTCACTGTCGAGTCACGTGCCGGTGCCGAATAGGCGATAGCCAAATCGGCGGTGTAGGTGCGCTTGGACACGCTGGCCTTCTCGATGGGCAGACGATAGCGCAGATCGTCGGCAAAGCCTCCGATGGACAACACTTCGGCCTTCTTGGTGTTGATGTAGTCCTGCTGATTGGTGTACTTGAACTGGTACGGCGACTGGTCGGGATTCAGCGCCGGGGCAGCGTCGGGGTGGATGCCGAACTTGCCGCCCGGGTAGTTGTCTAGGCTGTCGGCCTTCTCGTACTCAGTCCAAGCGGTGAACTGGCCGGTGCTCTCGAACCACTCGAACGGCGGTTCCAGGCCGACCGACCCATCGTCCCGAAGCCTGCCGTACTGAACCGAATCGATCGGGGAGCGAGAGCCGCCTGAAGCCAGGTAGTAGTACCCGTATTCGGAAGTGATATTGAACTTGGCGTAGGGGGCCAACTCGGGTGAATCACTGAACAGCCACTTCTCGGTGGGATCGAGATCAATGGCCAGCAACTCAGGCGCGGGCAAGTCCTGCAGGACCGGGGTGCCAGTGACAACCTTCTCGACCTGATAGTAGGTCGAGTCGGCGGTGATCGCCCGGACGGCAACAGGCGAGGAGACCGAGAGCCCGGTGGTATTGATGGTCACCACCGTGTCCTGTGGGGTGATCTTGTCGAGCATGTCGCGCAGTAGGCGGCGTTCCTTGGGCTCGATCTCGGTCTTGTAGGGCCGGATCGTGACCTCGTTGCGGGCAGACACTGGGGCGCGCCCGACGTTGCTACCGAGGCCAAAATTGTCGATGTAGCGCCAGTTCTCCATGATCTCGCAGTCCACCGAGGTCGCGGCGTGCACGGCCTGACGGATCCCGTCGGCGGTGCCGCCGAGGCCGCAAGCGATGAAGTACTCGCGGATCCGGTTGCGGTACCACTGATCCTTGACCGTGACATCGTCCCACTGGTCGGAGTTGAGCATCTGGTTCATGGTGTTGTAGGGGTAGGACTCCGACGGCGACCGACTCAAGAAATGCACGTTGCCGAAGATGTAGTCGAGGTCAGACCCGTAGATACCCGTCAGAGCGCCGGAGAGCCGCTGGAGGAAGATCTCCTTCTTCAGCGATCCGGCTCCAGCGTCGCCACACATCGCATCGAGGAACTTGTAGAGCACCGTCGAAGAGTCGGCGGTGTAGACGTTCTCGTCGAAGTGCTCCAGCCGTAGCTCGGTGGACTTCGATGGCATCAACGGGAAGGGGTCATTTGACGGCATTAGTTACCTCCCAGAGCTATGAGTGCGCACGACAGGGCGGCGATGGCCAGTCCGAATGCGACCAGTGAGATGAGCAGCGCGCTATAAGCCGCAACCGTCACTGGAGGAATGAATGGCTTCATATCTAGCGATTCGCCTTGCGCAGCACGACGGCTTCCAAGAAGATCGGCAGCGCATTGTCGTTGAGCTTGAAGTCATCGTCCTGAGTGGAGATCGGGGTGACGTCAGCACTGTTGCCATAGACCTTGATGCCGTGGTCGACGGCGTTCTCTACGCTGGTGGTCAGGTAAACGTTGTCGACACCAAGCACCTGGTGAGTAGCCAGCGCGACGTCGCTGATCTCGATCCATGCGCCGTAGGGCAGACCTGAGAAGTACTGCCTCAGCCGGTCCTGGATGGCGTTGTTGACCTGACTGACCACGAACCCACGGTCGTATTCGATCGACAGGTAGATACGTAGGTAGGAGTAGCTGGCCTGGTGTACCAGGGTGTCGGTGCAGATCTGCTTGCCTGCCTTGACGACGGCATTGAGTACTTCAGGCACCCGGTTGTAGACGTAGGTCAGTGTCAGCGGCGTGCTCGACGCAGGACCAGCGGCGGTCCACTCGATTCCAGCAACCTCACGGATGGACCCGGCGGTCAGAGTGGTACCACGCAGCAGGTGGTAGTGCGTGCCCTGCTGATACTGAGTAACGCCTAGGGTGATGGTCGAGGGGAAACTCAGAATGGGCACGCTACCCAGTCGCATGAAGCGGTTGGTGGCGCTTGGCGTGCCTGACGAGCCGACGCGAGCGAAGTTGCCGGTGTACAGCTCGGCGGTCGTGGTCGCGCTCAAGGTCTGGGTAGTGACCACAGTGCGCTCGGTGATGGTGTAGGGGTCCGCACCGTTGACGAACAAGTCGACCTTGTTGGTGATGCCGTTCAGAGGGTCGTTGCGGCTGGACTTGGTGGTGTACTCGAACTCGACATCGACGATGTCACCGACGACCATCGCGCCGCTGCTCACGCGCGTGATCTGGGGGCTGCCGCCCGAGGCGAAGGTGTAGTCGTCAATCGGACGATAGAAGACCTCATCTTCCTGGCCAAGGTTCTTGAACACCGTGTCCCCGGCGGGCCAGGCGTACTTGACATCGGCACTAACCGGCAGAGTCAGGGTGGTGTTGGGCACCGCGATCTGGGTGACGTACTTCCGGATCGGACCGAAACAGGCGGCCTTGGAGATGTTCTGGTTCTGGTAGGCCAGGCCGAGGTACCAGTCTTCGGTGCCTGCGACGTTGCGCATGAAGGTGTCCTTGAACCGCTGGCGCAACTCGTTGTCGGACTCGACGTCAACGCCGCCGGTGAAAGCCTGCAGGTTGGTCACGCTGGTCGCGCCAAGGACCTGGCCGAGGTAGACGATCGAGTCAGGTGGGACGTTTCCAGCAACGCCTACCTGCGTGCACTCGACGGGGATGTCGGAGACGTAACTCCCGCCGGGGATGATCACGGCCTGGGTCGAGGAGAAGTACAGCGGGTTACCCGACGAGGGCAGTGACTGCCGGGTGTAGAACTGGCTACCCAGCGGGATGGAGACGTCTTGGGAGTTGGCCGTTGTCAGCTCCACACGCACGATTCCGGTGGCCTTGCGGCCCTGCAGGCGTCCGAATCCGAAGATGCCGACCCACTGCTCCAGCTCCAGGCCTGCCTTGGACTCGATGTCTAACAGCGATCCGACGAGGTACTGATCGACGTAGGCCTCGGAGATGGATTCGGAGACGGCGTCGATCATCTTGCGTTCAGGGGTGCCCAGCTCCAGGCTGAATCCTGGCGCAGTGATCGCTAGCTTCGCCAAGATCTCCTTGGCGATCTGATCAGGAGTTTTACTGATTGTCCTGCTCCTTACACACTCTGTGCGACGGCAATCGTGGTGGACTGCGAGGACCCGTTGCGTAGCTTGATGGCCACGTTCACGGTGTCGTAGCTAATCCGTGTCACGATGTCATCGACCGAAACCAGCAACTCGCTGGCACTCAACAACTGAGGGTTTTCCTTGAAGCGCCGCAACTGCACCGCCTGGTAGTTCTGCAGTACTCGGAAGATCTCGGCATGCACCTCTGCCTGCGTGGATTCGGTAGCGATTCCACCGATGAATTCCTGCAAGATACTGCCCATGTTGACGTGGAAACGATCGCCGCCGTAGCGCTCCATAATCCACAGGTAGATGTCTTGCCGTAGCTTGTCTACGCCCTGAACGATGGCGAGCTGACTGCCTTTCTGGACGAGATCGCCATCAGCAATGGCAAGCGAGTACGACATGACTCCTCCTCTCAGTACTTCTTGTCGCTATCAGGAGGTCCGACAGGGTCAGACCCACTCGATCCTGATTGATCCCGCCGCGCCAAGCGTGCCGGTGGTGGCTGCAATGGCACCGCCACCGCCGCCACCAGCACCACCAGTTGCGCCATTGCCGACACGTGTCGACGAAAGGCCTTGACGTCCGTTTCCTACCCCGACAGGGTCCCCGCCGGTAGAAACACCACCAACCCCACCGGCCCGATTTCCTCCGGTAGCAGCCTTACCACCTCCGCCGCCCCCGCCGCCTCCGCCCGCACCGTTGGTGGTGTTTCCGCCCGGGGACCCTGTCGACGGGAGGGGACTACCCGCACCACCGCCGCCACCAGATCCCCCTCGACCACCATTCAAAATGACGCCCGGTAAGAGTTCGTACTGGCCATCGAGCACGATGTACGAAGTGCCGCCAGAGGAAACTTCAACAGCCGTGATGCTGGCCAGGTCAGTATTGCTGAAAACGCCCCCCCCG